TCATTTAGCGTTGATATTCAATGATGGTTGCTTTGCAGCCAAAAGAAAAACTGCTTGCTCTCCGCTTGGCTTTTTGGGCGGGCAGACACGCAAAGCCTCTCTAAGTTTCCTTGTGATATTGCTGCCCATGAGTGGCTGCATCTCACGGGCAATCTTACCCTTGCTGACCTTTGCGTAAAGTTCGGTGGTGGAAATGAAACGGTGTCCGAGCATCTTACTGACGGTTTCTATCGGCAGACCGTTCTCCAAGCAGATAGTTGTCGCAAAAGTATGTCGTGCCGTGTGCGAGGTGGCTTCGGTATGAGGTGGGAGTCCTGCCTTGATGATGATGTCCCTTATCTTGCGGTTGAAATGGCTATTCGTGGGGAACTCACGAAAGAGCAAACCCTCCTTTCGTCCGTCACTGACAATGGTGAGTATCTCTTCGGCAATGGGCAACAAGGGGACAATGCTCCTGTTCTGTGTCTTTGTGCGACAGAGCGATATGTACCTACGCCCATCCCCGAATGTATAAACATCGTCCATTCGGAGTTTCTTTAAGTCTGAGAATGCCAGCCCCGTAAAACATCCCAAGAGGAAAATAAGTCTGCAATGGTTGTCTGTCGAGCGGTGCGGACGGTAAGCCAAGAGTTTTTGCAGGTTGTCCGCCGTAAGTGAATTGCGCTCGTAGGTAGGCGTTTCTATGTCTATGAGTTCAAAAGGGTCTTCACGAACGTATCGCTCCTGCAATGCCTTGCGAATGACCTGATGCAAGTGGCGTAGGCGGTTGCTGACACTGCTTTCCTTGTTTCCCAAGTCCCGAAGCATGAAAAGGCGATAGTCCTCAAGCAAAGTCTTGTCCACCTCCGTGGGCATACAGTCTGCCTTGTCCCTTACTTGCAGGAAATGAACAAAACTCTTGTAGCTATCCTTAAAAGCCCTGACAGTTGCCTTGCTTAAGGTTCTGCCCTGCAATTCCTCCTTGTATTCACAAACGGATCGATATAGCTCCGTAAGTGTTGGCATGGGGCGACTTTGCTGCATATAACGCTCCTTGAGGTATTCCGCCGTGATATAGTTTTCTTCCCTTAATGTACGTTCATAGAGTGAATGCAAGCACTCTTCTATTGAGTTCAGTTGCAGATTGATGCCGCTTGAATTACCTGCTGTCGCCTTGATGCGCCCTTTTCGGGCAAGCCACTCATCGGGGGAAGTTTGCAACTGCGTGGAAAACGATGAGGACGTGCCGTTGCAGGTGATACGGCAACGGATTACGCATACTCCGTGTTCATTGGTCTTGCTTCTGTCCGTGTAGAATAGTATGGAAAATGTACTTTTCATTGTGCTGCGGTTTTAGTTGGTCAGTTGATAATGTGCGAGTTGTGGAAGTATTTTCTCTATGTCCAGAAAGACACGCTCGGGAGAAGTCTCCGCATACACTTGCGTGGTTTTGATTTGACTGTGTCCGAGCATTTTGGAAACGCTCTCAATGGACACGCCCTCCGACAGTGTCATCTGCGATGCGAAGGTATGCCGTGCCATGTGATAGGTCAGCGTTTTCTGAATACCGCAAAGCCGTGCTATCTTTTTGAGGTGTATGTTTACCGTGTCGCATCCGGGTATGGGCAGCAGATACCCCTTGGGCGGTTCGTGTCGGAAAGCCCTCGTGTGAATGCCCCGATAACGCTCGATAATGGCAGCGGCTTCGGGAAGTAGGGGGATGTGGCACACGTTGCCCGTCTTCATTCTCGGCTTACGTATCCAAGTCATTCCCGCTTCGTGAAAGATGTGCTGCTCCGTCAAGTGATACACGTCGGTATAGGAAAGTCCCGTCAGGCAGGAGAAAAGGAACATGTCCCTCGACACTTTTTCATAGCCTTGCAATTTATCTTCTCCCAAGGCTGCGATACGACCTACCTCCTCCCTTGTGATGTAACGTGGAGTACCCACTTCCCAACGAATGGAATGGTTGATGAAGGGATAGGTGTCAATGATATGCCGTTTATGCAGGTCTTTGAGCAAGGATGCCAGCATGGAGAGATAACCAGCCGAAGTGTTGAGTTTGAATCCCTTTTCTTTGGCGAAGTAGTCCTCCAAGTCTTTGATGAGGACTGTGTCCACTTTCTGTACGGGAATATCCTCCACATGATAGCGATACCTGACGAAGTTTGCCAGATGCTTGCGAAAGAGCAACAGGCATTTTAGTCTGCGTTCGCTGCGGTCTATGCCCACACGCTCACGGAAGCGGTCGATATACTCGTCCGTATGATGCAGCAGTTCTTGTGATTCGCTATTTAGTCCGAATACAAGTTCCCGTACTCTCTCTGCCGTAATGGGGGCATCGGAGCTACCCGAAAGAGACTCATAAACCTTGTATATGCTCACCTGAAGGCGGTCAAGTTCCTTGTTTACCGATACGGCTTCGGCACTCTTGCCCAGCAGTCGGTTCTTGCGACTGTCCCACAAACGAGGAGTACACGAGCATTTGCAACTGAACTGTACCATAGAGCGTCCTGCACTGATGCGTCCCATGATGGGACTTTTTCCGTTTTTGTCCTGCGTACCTCTCTTGAGGTAGAAAAGCAGCTTGAATTTTTCTTTTTCCATTGTTTTTTACTTGCAAAATTACACTTCTTTGAGGAACTTTGAGCGATGCAAAACACTGATAATGAAAGAGAAAACACCGTTTTAGTTACCACTTTCAGCCGTCCTTTTCCTTTCATCGTTTGTCGAACGATTTGGTAACTGAACTCCCTCCTTTTCGCTCCCTTTTCTGCCTGTTTCCTATGATGCAACCCTAAGAAGAAACAAGCAATATCCGCTGTATTTCAGTCAGATATGAGTTTTATGCCATTTTCTGCTTTCTACTCCCATACTTCCTACCAACATTAATAAAACTACGGGAAAATGAGAAATAGTACAAATATATCAGTCTTGATAGCATTATGTATTCTTTTGGAGAGCTTTTCTATTGGAAAAAGCTCTCCTAATGAAACTTTTCTATATTGTGAATTAGATATTCGGGATAAATCAAGCTATCCTATTACGATGCGAGCAATAACAGAAAACCTTAATTGGGATACTATAAATTTCAATAACACTGCAAGTTTTTTGTCAAGTTTTTATAGTCAAGGACATTTTGTTCCAAATTTTTTAATATACGATAAAGTTCTAGTAAGAATGTCCAAAGTAAATAATGATAGTCTTTTAGTAAGATATTTAGGGCAAGGGCAACGACTGATGAATAATTTGTATTCAAATAGCCGTCTAATAGATTTTAAGTTATGTGATGGTAAAAGTGTGAGCATGAGGGTAACCCAAATCACTGGTAAATTTTCTATTTGCAAAAAAGAAAACATTGTACTTCCAACGGTTTCAGATGAAATCCCTATTACAGAAATAAAAGAAATTGTCGATATTTATATCCCAATAGAGATATTTAATTATAGAAAGCCTCCAAAAAAGAAATGTAGAAATTGTCTTTATAAATCAGTATGGACATATTAAGGTCTTTTATCTCAGGTGCCTTGCTCCACTTCCCCAAGATCAGCGGGCAGATGAGCCATAGTTACTCTTATGACCCACTATATCGTTTGTCAAGCGCAACGGGTACTTATAAGGGAACGGACAATAAAGCCGCTTCTTATACGTTATCTATAGATTACGACAACATGCACCGCATCACGAGTAAGAAGCAAGACCTCACGCAGACGGGCGTGCAGTTCGATAAAAATGGGGTGCTTAATCATAGGCTGTTAAGTAAATATGAGGGTTCTTCTGACAATTTCTCAGCCCTAAAAACATTATCAGAAAGTTCTACTAACTATCTATTTAATGTTTCCGATAAAGATATTAATGGAAAAGCGTTCTTTGAAAAAGGTACTAACCGCGATTACCCAAATAATTATTTATATGGTATTACGAATCTTCCTAATGCTGAAAATGATCCATCTCCAGACGAAAATGTATATATTTTTACAGCCTCATTTCTTGATGAAAGAACACAAGCAAAAAATACTGCGCACGAGGGGTATGGACATGCCTACTTCTACGAATTAAGTAAAAAGGATCCTTCCATAGATCCTAATCACACACGTGGAAAAATAGGTATCCAAAAAGAGTATGACTCCGAATTAAAAATGGAAATAAAATTTCCTGTTTTTGGTAAAACTAATACAAGATTAGAACGGCAAATAAGTACTGTAGAACAGCAGGCATTAAAAAACTATGATGAAAAAAACAATTAGTATCTTCTTGCTATTTTGGGCTTCGTGTATGTCTCAGAATCAATTTGCATATCCCTCCACAAGGAGGGAGTGCATTAATTTACTTACAAAAAAAATTGTATTGAACATACCCACTCCTGTCTATTTGAAGAAAGAAAATTACGAAGAGGGTGTAATATATACTTATATTTTTAAAGATGGTGGATGTATTCTTATTCACGAAGGAGCTCTAATGCAGTTTGATTTAGATTCTTATAAACCTTTAAAAGTAACTCATAAAAAAACATGTTTTATATCTTATGGAATAGAAAATGATAAATTCTGGAAAAAATGCGTTTATGGTAGTGTCCGATTATACTATCGTGATGTACATAAAGATAATAGACCGAAATACGAAAAGATATTTAGAACAATGAAGATATTAAATATAGAATAAGATTTCTATGGTTATCAATTGCGAGTATGATTACGGACGTCTGACAGCTATCAACTATCCTGACCACTTAGGTAGCAGTAGTTACATCACCAACCTTGATGGCGAAGTGGCACAGCATATCGAGTATGTGCCGTTCGGTGAAGTGTTCATAGAGGAGCGCAACAATACGTGGAATACGCCGTACCTCTTCAACGCTAAAGAGTTTGATGAGGAAACAGGTATGTACTACTATGGTGCAAGGTTCTATGAGCCAAGGTTGAGTCTGTGGATGAGTTGTGATCCTATGGAAGAAAATACTCCATTCTATAGCACGTATTCTTATTGTCTCAATAATCCTATTTTACTAATAGACCCAGATGGAGCCTATCCAATTATAACAATAACAAAACAAAAAACTGGTAGAACGACTTGGCAAAGAATTATAGGTTATACAGGACAAAAAAGAAATATAATTACAAGGGTAAATCTTTATAAAGTAATAGTCTGTGATACAGAGGATAAAAACCACCATATAGAATTTTCTGTTACAAGAGATGCCTTTATTATGAGGAAGGGGGCTAGAAATGGCAAAAAAATAGTTCTATCTAATGTCGCTTATGAGCCTAAAAACGGAAAAGATAATAGTTATACGGCACAAGTTATAGACTATCCTAAAGGAAATGGTACCAAGGCATTGAAGTTAACACAATATGGGTCTGAGGTAATCTATGCGGATCCTAACAATATTTCTGTTGAAATGGAGTATAGAAATAAAAGTGATGTTGCTGCTGAGGTTATGATGCATGTTGGTGGTATATATAATCTAAATGGGAAGAATCATTATGCTGCCTCAGAAGGATGTTTTGGAATTGCAAATAGCGATAAGTTTTCTTCTAACGCTTACACAAATAAAATATTAGATAGTATTATAAATCAATCCCCAAAAAGCAAAACAAATAAGGGTAGAATAGATGTCATAATAGAGAAAAGAGATGTGAATAAAATACTACAGATCAAAAATGTAGAAATAAAATGAAAAAGATAGATTATTTAATTGCATTTTTCATATTGTTATACTCTTGCTCAACTAAAGAGCAAGAGTATGAATCTTTCAATGTTTTATACTGTAAGGAATTATCCCAAGGATTACATTATAATGTTAGTGATAAGATTATAACATATAAAGAGAGGAAGTATTTCGTAAAAATGATAGGATATTATATAAAGAGGAGATTAAACAATGTAGATATATATAGAAGTGATGGTATTCTATCTTATACAAATAATGAACTAAAGTCCGACAAGCATCTTATAAAATATATAGACATCCCATTAAACAGAAAGATTATAATTCTACAAAAAACACTTTCTGATAATGGTACCGTTTTCACTTATGAACAAAAAGGAGATTCCATATTTGTTAATCGGGGAAATGGAATTATTATATATGTTAATGAGATCCCGTAATCAACTTGTGACAAAGGTTTACAATCCTGTAACCTGAGCAGGAGGAAGCAAGGAGTAATGTTCCAAATCGGGAGTTAATGCAGTATTCCCTATTTCAATTTTTTAATAATATTGCCATAATGTTAAAACATTTCATATATATAATATCTTTGTGCTTCTGCATATCTGCAGAAGCACAAAGATTGAATAAAGAAGTTTTATATGATGATGCTATATGCAGACTGCATAAAATTCTGTTGCAAGCTTCATATTTAAATACTTCTGATACTCTTTATATTATTCTAAATGACAAGAGTATTAAAGTAAAAAAAGTAAATATAATTTCTAATGACTTTCCGCAACTTAGAGTAGGAGAAAGTCGTTCTATATATATACTAGACACAATGGAATCTCATGGCAAAAAACTATGTATACATTTTAATATATGTCAGTTAATACAGGAGTCTATTTCAAAACGCCGAATAGTTTCATCAGGATGTTTCGTATTTTTTTATAAAGTAAGAAAGAGCAAGTATTATTACTATACTTATAAAGATTATGGGATTTAGTCGGTAATGCTCCAAATCGGGAGTTATCCCAATAACTACCTGATTCTTAAAGAATGAGCATTAAGATTCCAACTGTTCCTTCCAATGGTTTTCAAAATGTAATCTATAAATATGATAATGGAGATACGTTTACATTAGTCCAAGGAGCAGTTTCACGAAAGATAGGAGATAAAGTTGAAATAATACCAGGTAGTGGTTTATTCGCACCTGTAACAGAAGTTAATGCGACAGGACAATTGAAATCAGTTACTAAAAAGAGTCAAAATGATTAGAGTTATATTATTAACTTTTTTGTTTCTTCTTGGGTCATCAGCGATGGCTCAAGAAGAATATTTAACCTTAAAATGTGTAGATATTTTCTATACAAAAACTCACAACTTAGGTTTTGTTAATAAGGTTATATGTTGTCGTAATGAAATGAATGGAGATACATTAATGGTAAATCAAAAGATTCCTATCACCGCTGTTTATGATGGATTTAGGATCTATGACAAAGGATTACTTAATGGCATCTTTCCACGCAAGAATAATGTATATATAATTGTTATACGACCAATAAATGTTTCTGTCATAACCGATCTTCCGTACAATTATTATGCTATAAACTGCATCTTTGAAAATGATAAATCTCCTAGATTTTATGAGATTACAAAAAACACAAACGATAAATATCTTGGTAGTTATCAGAGATACATAGATATAGATAATAAGCTATACTTGATAGTCCATATTTCGAAGTTGTATGGCGACTGACGAGAACGTAAAACTTATACATACAAGAATTAGACACACAGGTAATGCTCCAAATCGGGAGTAATCCCAATAACTACCTGATTCTTAAAGAATGAGCATTAAGGTTCAAAATATGATGTCATACACTCTAAAATATGACGTCTCAATCTGACGGATATGACGTCTAATCCTGGTAAATATGACGTCTCATTTTAGTAAATATGACGTCATAAACAAAAGAGTAAAAACGTGGTACGAAAACGCAAGCCACAATAGTGATAAATAACAGAATGTATAATATTAAAACAACAAGACTATAACTATATATAGTTTACACTTACCTATACAAGGGTATTAAAAACCGTAAGCAATAAACTGGAAAGAACAACGTTAAATAATTGATAACCACAATTAATTAGATATTATGATTGAATTTTAAGTAAAATCAAAAAAGCAGCATATATCGGTGAACATAAGAGACAGACCCAAGACGAATACCGTATGCAGGCAATGGCACGCACAAGAGCTGTAAACGGTAACTTCAAACCCAACGACGACTACGAGAAGATGCAGTTCTACTACCATCCTGACCACTTAGGCAGCACTAGCTACATTACCAACCTTGATGGCGAAGTATCGCAGCATATCGAATACGTTCTATTTGGGGAAGTTCATTTGCAAGCCATCTGCTAGTTCGTTTCTGCCCAACTAGAACGACTTTTTTTCTATTTAAATATTTATCCATTACTCGCTTTTATTTGCTAATGCAAATGTAATTCTTTTTATTTTGATTTTATTTGAAAAACCAAAGAATCTACTAGAAAAGCTAAAAATAAGTGTTTTCTGCAAGTTTTTTAGCATATAAATGTGAGAAAGCGACAAGAATATGAGTTTCTCTTGTCGCTCTATAAAACATATTGCGGCTACATCACTCCGCTGACAGGTACACTCACTATATCATGTACAGGAAAATTCTCGCAACCGATATAGAGGGTGTCGAAAGCGTCGGAGCCGGCGGTGCGGTGTTCGAGGAGGTCTTCCTCGGATTCGGCGAGTTTCTCGCCTGACTTGTCCTTGCGGAAGCCGTTGCGCCCTCGGCTCACTCCTGCCGACTGGATGGCAAGGATAAGGTTGGGGCTGTTGGAGCGGTTGAAGAATGGCATGAGGCGTTGTTTGCCTGCGAAGCCTTGGTTGATTAGCAGATACATCTCGTCGTGGCGCATCGGGTTGCCAAGGTAGGAAAAAGGTGTGGATTATGCATATAGGTTTTTGATTCTAAACAAAAAGAAACTTTTGTCTCTGACTCCTCTCAGATTCGTTCTGAATAATTTTATTTTTGAGTTGAAAGATTCTGCTGCTGCATTTGATGCTCTATTGTTGTAAAAATTAAGGATATCATCATAATGCTCATAGAATGTAGCTGCAATAACATTGAAAGAATCAAACCCTGCCTCTTCCACCTTATTGTACCATTTAGCCATTGATAACCTTGCTGCATTTTTGATGGTATTCTTGGCAAAAATCATTCTTAAGGAATGACACAGACCATAGGCCGTCTGAAGCTTAGGATAAAGTTCGAAGAGTATCTTAGCTCTCTGTTTCTGTGAGTCTGTCCATTTCTCTGAAGACTTGAACAGAAGATATCTACTCCTGGCTAGCAGTTCCTTCTTCGTATCTCCATTCTCAAAGGTGCGAGGTTGATATTTCTTTCCTATAAGTTTGGCTTCCTCCATTTCATCATTTGCCTCCTGTATGGCTCTCCAACGATAGTCTATCCTCATCTGCTGTACAGCATCACAGGCAAGCTTTTGAACATGAAATCTATCAATGACTCTTTTGGTTTTAGGGAAGCTATGGCGTACTATCTTACGCATACTGTCTGACAAGTCTAGTGTTACCTCCTCGACCTTCTCACGCTTTTGTTCATCTATCCTATCGAGTGCCTCACATACCTTCTCAGACTTTGTTCCAACAACCACTGCTACAAGGCAGCCCTTCTTGCCATGTCTGTCCCTATTAGTTACTATCGTATAAAGTTCTCCGTTGGAGAGAGCGGTCTCATCTATAGCAAGATGTGAACCAATATTATCAGCAAACAGAAGCCAGTCCTCAGCGTGATCTAGCTGATCCCAATCCCTATAGCCGCTAAGCACCTCCTTATATTGTTTCTCAAACTGATGTCCATCGATATGATAAAATTCCTCAAGCGTACGGCAGGTCACTGGGGATGTCTCCATACGTTTCTTTTAAAAAAGCTCCGAACTCTTTGGAATAACGAGTACCGGAGGCTGTAATATCAATCTGTAAAGGAAGAGAGAAACTCTTGCCTGTATGCGTATCTAACCAACGACGACGGCGAAGAATAAGAATAACTTTATGGTCACGAATAGGGAAGTCGGTAACCTCAACAGCGTCCATGAAGCCTTTAGACTCAAAATGAAGGTCATCGGAAAGTTCTTTCTCCATCTTCTCATCAAGATGGATACGCAATAATGAAGGACTAGGTTCTATTTTAACCACAGAGAAGTATTTCAATACATCCTTAGGGAGAACCAACGATGCTAAATGATATAGATAAGTATCTTCCATAATGCAAAGGAAAGAAAAAGATATCAAATAAAGAAATTTCCCCACCTTTTTCCTACTGAGCCTGTGAGGTACTGATGCGAGAAATGGAAATCAAGGACAGGACCGCAAAGAAATACATAGCCTATATGAAAGAACAACGTATCTTGGCACAAGATACTAGTGGTAACTATCAAAAAGGAGAACTATGCCGTACATAGATTATAAAACCGAAGACACTTGGCAGAAACGATTGTTTGATAAACTGATGCGTGTCGAGGACAAACTCAACCGCCTGCTTGTCCTGCAGGATCAATCTGTTGATACAACTGTCCATCCTCCCTTGAAACCGGAATACTTGGATATCATAGATGTATCCAAGATTCTCAAAGTGGAGCAAAAGACCATCTATAATTGGGTGTGGACAGGAAAAATTCCCTATCTCAAAGCCAATGGCAGGTTACTTTTTCTCAGGGAAGAGATTGACGAGATGCTGAGAAGGCGAGATAGTTGGTGATGCGTATTTGTTGGTTTTTATTGTTGTTTTGTTGTGTAAATGCAAGCAGTTACATTACAAAATAACGGTTACAAAATTGGGTTCTGCGGGATTTAGTGTGAGTTAACATATGTATAGATCACCATAGATGAATAGAATCGCTATCCGATAGCGTTCGGCAGTACCATATCCTCTGCCGATGGTCTTGATTTCTTCATACAGACTACAAAGATACGAATTTCGTGCCGCTTAATGCGGGATACGGCATGTTAATTCACACTAAATCCCGCAGAACCCAAAATTGAAAATACGTACATTAATACTGGCATAGCTCGTTAAGCTCGTACTTTTCTCTGTTTTTTGTGCTGATTATGAGATTTTATATGTACCTTTGTTGTCGTGAATAATGCATTATTTCACGACAAAATACAATTATAATTATGACAAAAAGCATTGAAAGTAAAATACTTATAAAATCAAAGAAGCGCGGACGTGGTTCTGTGTTTTTTGTGGGAGATTTTATTTCGTATGGCAATCGAGATGCCGTTAATAAGGCTTTGGAACGTCTCGTAGAAAAAGGACAGATGCTTAGGGTTGCACGTGGCATTTATTGCTACCCCAAAATGGAAAAAGTATATGGCCTGGGTATGGTTCCTCCATCGCTTGAGGATATTGCCAAAGCAATGGCAAAAAGGGATGGCGCAAGAATTGTCCCAACGGGACTTTATGCCCAATACCAGTTAGGACTGACTCAACAGATACCCATGAACATAGCTTACTTAACCGATGGCGTCTCACGTACTATAAATCTTGGCGAAGGGAAAAACATAAAATTCAAGCGCGCCTCTCCCAGATATTTCTCCATCCGTAGCCGGTTGGCCCTTCTCTTAACAACAGCCCTTAAAGACTGGAAAGTAGAGAACCTGACTGATGAGCAGGTTGCTACCATTAAAATGAAGTTAAACGAAAATCCTCACCTTCAAGTTGCCGACCTCAAACTGATGCCTTCAAAGGTAAGGGAATTTATAGTTGGTCTATATGAATAGGTTTCTTGGATTATCCGACTCACAACGGAAAAGCGTCTATGAATCAATTGCAGATAAAGTCGGGTTACCCGCACAAGTGATTGAGAAAGATTTTTGGGTAACTGCAATCTTGCAAACTATCTTTTCACTTCCTATAGCAGAGCATCTTGTTTTCAAAGGCGGCACAAGTCTGAGCAAAGGTTGGAAACTTATAGAGCGATTCTCGGAAGATATAGATGTTGCTGTCAATCCTGTTTTTCTTGGTGCTCCTGAAGGAGATCTCACGAAAAAACAAATCAAGAAATTGCGCAAGGCATCATCGCTTTTTGTTTTAGAGGAACTAAGCCCTATGATGTGTGAAGAACTAAAAAGACAAGGCTTGCTGTCGTTTGTCACAGTTAATACCCAACCCAATGGCGAAGGTGACGCCACCTATCCCGAGCCACGTCAGATTTATCTTCACTACAAATCAGTTTTTGACAAGGAGCTTACATATCTCCGCCCTGATATTGTATTGGAAGTGAGTGCACGTTCATTGCTTGAACCGACAGAATCAATACAAATTAAAAGTATTATTGGAGAGCATCTTCCGATTACACCATTGGCTGACAGTGCCGTTTATACTGCTATTCCCGCAAAGACATTCCTTGAAAAGGCGTTCTTGCTTCACGAACTCTTCTCCATTCCCGGACACGGAATGATAGCGGAGCGCAAGAGCCGACATCTTTATGACCTTTACACCATGATGAATAAAGATTTTGCACAGAAAGCCATTGCAGATGATGCATTATGGGAATCTATTCGTCATCATAGAGAAATTTATACTTCAGTGAAAGATGTGGATTATACTCCCGATGTACGCAAACGTCTCCGGATTGTCCCCCGGGAAGATATTCTTGAAGAATGGAAATCAGACTATCAGGCAATGATGGAATCAATGATTTATGGGAAAAAACCTTCATTTGAAGAACTATTAGCTGCACTATCCGAACTTCAAGAAAGGTTTAGGATAAGCAAATAGTAAACAACACAAGTAATCTATTAGATTTTGGCAATAACAAGCGTTATTTGCCAAAATCTAATAGAGAGAACTAAGGAATAACATTAAGGATAATGTCGCCATTTCGGTTTGAAACTCTGCGAATGTTTCTCCTCTTCTGCATCCTGAACAGAAAGGTTATCATTCCCTTTCCCGACAGAATGATTGTTGCCGGACAGACCCTCTACTTGCTTCATTTTCTCTTTCTCTGTTTCCTCTGTTTCCTCCTCCGGCGGTGTAAGCGTAAGCGCAATCTTTCTGTCCAATTCAGCAGCTTCACTTTTAAGTGAGCGAAGCTCGTCCTCTTTTTTCCACGAGCTGTTTGCAATAGTAATGTAAACCTCCTTACCAGCTGCTACTTTTTCCATTTCCTTCTCATGCGACTCTATCACCTTGGGAATACGCTCCAAGGCATTAACAAAGTTTTGACACGCAAGTTTAGGGTCAGTTGCCAACTTACCATTATTATAGGTATAGTAAATGCTCTCCTGGCCTTTCACAAAAAAGCGATTTACAGAGCAATCGAATAAGTCTTTGGAAGTACTCTCTGTCTTGACCATAATGGAGAAACCATAAATCTCACCGATTTTATTGTACTCTCCCTTGGTGCGTGCCTTCTCGTCTATCTCCTGCAGACGTGCAGCAATGGCCTTGATGTCTGTACTGTCTTCCACACCTTTGATTGTCAGTTTATTTATAGGTGTACCTTCATCATACGCTCCACACGCTTCTCAAAGAGAGCTAAGTCAGACTGAGCCTCCTTGATTTTATCCGTATGGAAGGACACGGAGCTGTCAATCTCTGCCAACTTGCCCGTTGCGGCATCACGCTCACGGAGGAAGTTCTTGCGCTCTGACTCCAAGGTGGTAATCTTCTTATCCAATCTTGCTTTCTCTAAAAGGTCGGTATTGCCAGAAAGCACTGCTACGTATTCTGAGAAGTTCATACCGCTATCCTCGTCCATCGAGCCCTCATCGATGGTGCGACTGCCAAGCGTATTCGTCTTCAGCTGATTGATGAACAGCTGCTTGTTGTGCAGCAGGTTAAACTTGTAGCTATCCAAGGAACGTTCCACAGCATAGATAATCACATCGACCTTGTTGTTCGCAAATTCCTTGGCGATAAGGTTTCCCTTGCGCACCGCTCGTCCGTTGCGCTGTTCCAAGTCTGAAGGTCGCCAAGGAGTGTCCAAATGATGGATGGCTACGGCACGCTGCTGTGCATTCACGCCAGTACCCAACATAGAGGTAGAACCGAAGATAATGCGAATATCACCACGGTTCATCGCATCCACCATCGCCTTCTTAGCTTTCTCATTCTTGCATTCCTGAATGAAACGTATTTCATAGGATGGAATATGATAATCCTCTACCAGCTTACGCTTGATTTCCGAATAGACATTGAAATCTCCACCGGGCTTATAAGTACCTAAATCAGAGAAAACAAACTGCGTTCCTTTCTGTGCATCGAACTTTCGGTAATAGTCATTGAGCATCTTGGCACAATGGCTTGCCTTGTTGTCTATATGGTCTGAGTACCCATTTTCATCTATCATGCGTAAGTCAAGGCTCATCTTGCGGGCATAATCAGTCATTAAGAATTAAGGGAAATAGGGGGAAACGCAAGGAATGTAACTATTTGAAATATCATCATTTAGCATTTTCTTACTATTTTGAGGCTAAGCAAGAACGAGCATTAAACGGCAGGAGTTCCGTTACCAAATCGTAACCCATCAGGGAAAAAGCAAAAAGGGGTTACGAATTGAGGGTAAACAACTGTGTCATAGGTTTTTATTCTTCATCTTTCATTTTTCTGCATCGCTCAGGAATACTTGTTCATCTGTACCTTTGCAAGCAAAGGAAATTTAGAAAAAACGACAGAAAAATGAAAGAAAACAAACTGAAAGTATCGTTCTTCGTTCAGGCGAAACGAACCGACAAGAGAGGACTTGTGCCTGTCATCGGGCGAATCTCCGTTGGCAGAACCCATTCGGGCTTCTCCACCAAGTGTAAGACTCCGATCGCTCTTTGGGACAGCCGCAAGCAACGGCTCATCGGTAAGAGCAGCATGGCTGTGTCCGTCAATCAGAAACTCGGTGAATGCACCGCACTCATCCACGCACGCTTTCATGAACTTTGTGAAAGAGAAGAATCCTTTACCGCCACAGACGTGAGGGATGCCTATCAGGGGCAAATCCACCGTCAGGCCTTGCTCTTGGAGAGTTTTGGGGACTATCTCACACAGACAAAGGAGCGTATAGGTATCGACCGAGCCTTAAAGACGTTCAAACTCCGTACCTACCAACTCTCCCTGCTTCGTGAGTATGTGCAGAAGAAGCACAAGGTAAGCGACATTCCCCTTTCACAGTTGGACAAAGCCTTTATCGAGGGCTTCGAGTATTATCTCACTATTGACCGCAAACTGAAACGCAGCAACATATCGAGTACCTTGTCTACTTTGCAGACCATCGTCCGCATGGCGGTGAAGAAAGGTGTGCTGGACTTCTATCCGTTCTTGGGCTACAGTTACGAGCGACCAAAAGGCGAACCGAGAAGCATTACGCAGGAAGAACTTGAGCACATCATCGACTTGGAGATTAAATGGGAGAACTACCGCATTGTCCGTGATTTGTTCGTCTTCTCCTGCTTTTCAGGACTGGCTATCTCTGACGTGCGCAATCTCAGAGAGGAAAACATCGTCCTTGAAGAGGGTGAACTCTGCATCAAGGGCAGACGCATGAAGACAAAGACTCCGTATCGTGTACAAGTACTTCCTCCTGCTCTGGAAATTATGAATCGCTATAGAGGCATAAGGGCAGGTTTTGTTTTTGACGTGCCGACTACCGACATTATCCTCAATGGCATACACCACATACAGAGAAACATCGGGATGAAAACTCCGCTGACCTTTCACATGGCTCGCCACACCTTTGCATCGCTCATCACACTCTCTGCAGGTGTACCTATTGAAACGGTAAGCCGTATGCTCGGACACACCAACCTGAGAACAACACAGGTATATGCAGCGGTTTCTTCCGAAAGAATCCATCGGGATATGCAGATAGTGCAGCAGCGCATACAAGATACATTCACCTTAAAACTTTGACCTCATGACACGTAGTACATTCAAGACACTCTTTTATATTAATCGCTCCAAAGAGAAAAAGAACGGCAAATGCCCGATTATGGGACGCATCACCATAGACGGAGAACAAGTACAGTATAGCACGGGAAAGGAAATCGCTCCCGAACTTTGGGATAGCCATAAGGGGCGATGCAAGGGAACAGGCGAAGAAACAAAAGAAATCAACCGCTATTTACAAAGTAAAGAGGAACAAGCTAAAGCGAAGTATCAAGAATTAGTTTGGCAACGTGGCTATATCACCGCCGAGCTCCTCAAACGTGAACTTTTGGAAGAGGACAAGTCTAAAGGTTTTCTTTTGGAGGAAGCACGACTTTTCATAGAGGAAAAGCGTCCTTGTGTGGGAATAACGGTAGCCAAGCCGACCTTTGCCAACTACATCTATGCCACACAACTCATTGAGGCTTATTTGCGTGAACGCTTGGGGCTGGAGGATATTCGCTACTCATCGCTTGACTATGGTTTTATCGAAGGGATGGACTTCTACCTTAAATCAGAGCGCAACCTTTCTCTTGCCACTATTCAGGTAGCAGTCATCTTCCTTAGAAAACTCATCGGCATAGGTCAGCAGAAGAAGTATATCCGCATCGATCCGTTTGCAGACTACAAAGCAGAACTTCCACACCGCACAAGGCGTTATCTCACTACGGAGGAGCTGCAACGAGTATTACAAACGCCCATCATTGACAGGCAATTTGAGCGAGCAAGGCAACTATTCCTTTTCTGTGCCTTTACTGGTCTGGCTCGTGTGGATATGCAACGGCTCAAACCGAAGCATATCATCCGTAATGCAGATGGTACGGAGGAAATCCGCATCAAGCGGCAGAAAACAGACGTGGAAGCCATCATTCCACTCCTGCCCATTGCCAAGCAAATCCTTTCGCTTTATATCAAGGATAAGAAATCGGACGAATTGATATTCCCCAATCTCACAATAAGGAAAGCATCCTTTGCGTGTGTGAACATCGGGCAGATATGCCTGATAGATAAGGGCTTGACCTTTCACATGGCTCGCCACACATTCTCAACCACAATATGCCTTTCCAATGGTATTTCGATGGAAACGCTCAGCAAGATGCTCGGACACAGCAATATCGGTACGACACAGATTTATGGAAAGATAACCGACCATAAGATACAAGAGGATATGACTGCACTCACAGACAGGGAGCATACTGTATTTGAGGGTTATTGTGAGTCGATAGCACGGCAGAACGTTCCATTGCAACAAGCATAA